AACTAGACCACCGCCCGTAGCCTTAATAGTCACCGTGTCACCCGCGCTTGCTGAAGCAGGAACCGTCATAGTTAAAGCAGAGGTTTTGTTAACAATGATCTGATCGCCCGACACCATTGTATACGCGGCTGTTTTTACAGCCCAGTCGTTATACAAGCCACCGACTGCCGCAAACGATAACACACCAGAGCCGTTAGTGACCAAGGCTTGGCCGCTACTCCCTGCGGAGCTTGGTAGCGTTAGCGTGATGTCAGCGGTAGATGCTGGGCCAGCTAAAGTAACTTTGTTAGTACCATTATCGGAGTCCTCAAAGAACTGTACGAATCCCGCGCCTGTCGCGCCGTTCTTAACGTGTAGCCCTGCATTACCGACGATTGTGCTTGTGGCAGTAATAGTGCTTGCCCCAGCAACTGCACCTGCAAAATTAACAGTGGTAGTGCCTGTGGGTATTTCGATTACGTCTGCATCAGCGTCATTCTTGATTGTGACATCGTTGGTCGAACCTTGGCCGGTGAGTATCAACCCCTCTGCCGACGTAAAACCAAGCGCGGCTCCATCTCCTGCCGCTGTAGCGCCAGTAGCCTTCAAGGTTCCTGCGGCGGTAAGATCACCTGCAACGGTGACGTTAACAGTGCCTGTGGGTATTTCGATTACGTCTGCATCTGCATCGTTTTTAATGGTGACATCGTTGGTAGACCCTTGACCCGTTAAGATCAAACCTTCGACAGAGGTAAAGCCTAGAGCGGCTCCATCCCCTGCCGCAGTATCTCCCGTAGCTTTTAATGTCCCCGCCGCAGTCAAATCTCCCGCAACCGTTACATTGACCGTGCCGGTTGGAATCTCAAGCACATCCGCATCAGCATCATTTTTAATTGTTACATCATTTGTAGAGCCTTGCCCTGTTAGGATAAGACCTTCTGCGGCTGTAAAGCCTATCGCCGCATTATCACCGGCGGCAGTATCACCCGTGGCCTCGACAGTCGATCCCGTGATCACGCCAGAGGCGGTAAAGGTAGTACCGGCTAAAGTTGCCGCAGTAAGTGCAGTGACTGTTAAATTAACATTCGCATCCGTAACCGTAGCCCCTGAACCGCCACCGTTAAACTTGATAACATAGTCTCTTCCTGCTAACAATTCAAAGTCGTTACTAGTGTTATACGTGCCTTGAAAAATTAAAATAGAACGACTGCCGCTTAAACTATTCCGCACATGAACAATTTTCTCAGCATTATTTGGCGTTAGTTGAACAAAAACAGTTCCTCCAATATCACCTCCATCTACAAACTCAATATACTTATTACGTCCGTTTGAAACTGCTCCGTCTGTAATTGGCAACGAATTTGGCGACCCCGAAGAGCCCGTAGCAGACAAAGTTATTGCAATAATGCCTTCAACCGCTTGATCAATTATGTCGCTATTAGTGTTAACAGTATCGCCCCAAGTACCGGATTGTTCTCCTGTACCGGGCTTCTCAATACCTAAAAAAGTTGTATATGTACTAGCCATTTTTTATCATCCTTACGCTACGACCATTTCGGTCCAAGTAGTAGTTGCATCCGGTATTACTCGACCCCAAACTATCGCGTTTCCTACCGAAGCATTAGCTTGAAGACCGGACACGCTTATCGATACTCCCGTGCCTTCAAGAACCTCTACACCATTTATCCTTGCTACCGTAACTAAACCCGAAGGCGCGGCTTGAGTGTTAAAAATTACTGATACGGACCCTATGCCAGAGGTAGAACTAAACGCAGGAGAAGCTACACCATTACCCCATGTGGAAGCATTCCACGATTGGGTAGAGGAGTTCCATCCTTCAAACGCTGTTACCGCATTAGCCATTAGGCTATCCGTATAATCGCATTAGTAGCATTAGCCGCGGGCATTTGAATAACAAAATCCCCCGAAGAAGATGCTTTATCTGATCCAAAATCTAAGACCAATACCGCTTTATCACTTTGAGTGTCGTTATAAATTAACGCACCCCGCGCAGTAATCGTACTGCTACTATAAGTAACATCAGAAAAATCACAAAAAGCGGTGGTTCCCGAACTGGTAGGCGTTACGTTAGTTAACGCTGCGCCTCCGGTAGTGTAACCATTACCGTTAGCCACTTCATTTGATGTAGCATATGCTGTCGTAGACGCATTTAACGTAGCACTGTTTGTATACAGAGCTAATTTAAAAGTATTTGCACCGTTTGTGAAGTTATGTGTACCGGTCAAAAGCTCTTTTTTAAAGCTAGTACACATAAAGTTTCCGTTAAAAGCCATTATAATCTCCTAATTAATTCAGCAAGTTGCGGCTGTCCTGCGTTTTTTAGTTCATTAAAAACGGTTGTTCTGTCGCTTTTAACCGCCTCTCGCAAATAAAAAGTAACTAACGTCTTCACTTGCTCTCTGTAGGCTAGGGCCTGACCCTTTATTACTTCAGGAGCGTCTTCAGACACGTTTATGATGTGATTTACACACCTTTCCGCAATTTCTTCCGGTGTAAAGCCTCTATTAGAACAAGTTTGGACAGTAACGCCAAAATCCGTGTTTAATAAAACTTGATCCGTTAGCATTATTGTTTCGCCCTTATTACCATTCCGGTTCGATATTCATCTGTAACTTCTTTGGCTTCACCAAACATTTTCAAAGCATTTAATGCTTCCGCAAACCTTTTCTGGTATTCTTGTGTCATATCCGCTTCACCTTTCATGTAAGTATAGCATTCTACTAAACTTCCATAAAGTAAGGCTACTTCTGCGTTCTCACTTAACCACGTTGTTACCGAATCTGACCCTGCGGTCAAACTTGTGGGTCGATAGTAATAATGTAGCTCTGCTGTATAGTTAGAGTCCGGAGTAGGTCCTACTATAAAACTAGTTACATCAAACAAAGCATAACACTTAGGCTTTCCAGTGGTAGTAGAGTTAGGGTTAAATGCCTGAACAAAATCTACATCACGGTAATCTAAAAATGTCTTGGAGCTATTTTCTGTTACAGCGCCATTATCGTCTGTAGGCTGAATAGAAAAAGAAAATGGCGCTAAAAAATCGGGGGGAACCGGCAAGAACTCATTACTTTGTGTAAACGACGCTTGAGCATTTTTGCGAAATAAAGACAACTGAACATTTTTGAGAATACGCTCTTCCGCTTGTCGAATAAACAACGGCAAGTTAGATACAAAACTAGTTTCATCATTTTCAGTGTAGTCTTGTAAAGCTGTTTTAAGCGTCCCGAAAGTAAAGCTCATATAATTACCTTAACTTTTCCAACACTACCCGTGGCTTTTAACGGATTGGGAGTTAAACCATCTTCTCCCCTAAACCCAACAGGGTCAAATCCATATTGAATATTGCGTTGTTCTTCTAAACCGGTCTGAGGACGAGCATCTTTCAATGCTTGAGGATCACTAACTTTTCTAAACGGCCCCAACTGAGGTTGTTTAGATTCATACTCGTCTTTGCCGACTAAAGAACCGTTCCACTCCTTACGCATATCTTTGTAGCGATAACGAAACCCAGACCTGTCCGAAATAGCGTAAGCGTTTTTTCCTGAAGCGTATTTAGCCATTATTAAGACCTAAAATACATGTAACTAGGGGTAATGTTAAAAGAAGCACGGTCACGATCTTCCATCATTGCCCGATCAAATTCTTCTTCATAGATGGTCTTTAACAATTGCACCTTATTTGGCGCACGTTTAACAGACAAGTAATAAGCCAATCCTGCCGCCAAACACGGGTAAAATCTAAACGGTACATCCAAGGTATTAATGGGTGAGTCCGCATTATCAATTCTAGTCAACCGATTAAATTTAAGAACATCAGTGTTGTTTTCAGGAGTGGGCCACACTTTAATGACCGGCGTTATTAACCGATCAATAAAGAATTGATTAACGCGGCCCGTAGTCGCTTTGTTTGGTATGCTTATAAAACCATCGCGGCTTAAACGAGTAATACTGAAATCGGTGTTATCTCGGGTGACGACTACCGATAACAAATCAATCGTAGAGTTAACATCCGAAAAATCTACAACTGCCGAAACCGTTGTCGTTGAGGAACTTGTACCACCAGTCAAAGACTCATTAAGTGCAAAAGTACCTACCGGTATCGTAATTGCCAAAGAAGTAGAAGAAGGAATATTAGTGATCACTGCGGTTGCACCGCTTGTACCACCGGTCAATGTTTCAGCTATATCAAAACCCGAAGACGACGCAACGGATATAGTTAAGGTACCTGCCGGATACACAGAAACACCTGTCGCCAACGGAACAGACACTTCTTGAATAGTCCAAGCGTTTAAACCTCTGTTGGCCCATTCTGCC